AACTGGGGAGCAGGATCTCACAGAGAATCTTGTCATCGAGCAGATCAAGATGTTCGGTAAAGATGTGTACTATATCCCGAGGACGTTGGTCAATGAGGATACTGTTTTTGGAGAGGATAATCTATCAGCATTCAATGGCGCTCATCTTATTGAGGCGTACATCGAAGACGCGAATGGCTTCCGTGGTGATGGAGACATGTTTAGTAAATTCGGAGTCAGAATCTCCGACCAAGTAACGTTTATTATTTCACGGAAAAGGTTTACTGAAGAAGTAGACGACAACGCACAACTTATAGTAGAAGGACGACCAAATGAAGGTGACCTCGTATATTTCCCCCTTGCTAACAAAACTTTTGAAATCCAATTCGTTGAGCACGAAGTACCCTTCTATCAGCTCGGAAAGATTCATGTCTGGGGTTTACGTTGTGAGCTCTTTGAGTACTCTGACGAAGACTTCAATACAGGAGTCGCAGAGGTCGATGCTATCGAGCTCAACTTTGCCAACGCTATCACCGTCACCCTCGCTTCGGGTGGGTCAGGAGACTTTACCGTTGGTGAGACTGTTACGGGCGGTACCACCAACACTACTGCTGATGTGAAGTCTTGGGATTCTGCAACTGGTAGACTCGTTGTTATCAACAGGTCTGGCAGATTTACTATCCCTGAGACTATTACTGGCAATACCTCCAGTGCATCTTGGACGAGTGCAAATTACAACACCCTAAATAATGTGAATACTTCTGACACAATCGATACCAACTGGACCATCGAAACACAGGCAGATGGAATCATCGACTTCACTGAGGGTAATCCCTTTGGTGAGTTTGGTAACTCTGGAGGCACTCTGTAATGCTAGGCACTTACACATATCACGAAATTATTAGAAAGACAGTTGTCGGATTCGGCACACTGTTTAATAACATCGAGCTTCGTCGCACAAAGGGATCGAAGACTGAAGTTATGAAGGTGCCTCTGGCATATGGTCCCAAGCAGAAATTCTTGGCACGTCTCCGCCAAGTCGGTGATCTGACTACACAAGATCAGGCACAGATCACCCTTCCTAGAATCTCTTTTGAGATTCAGGGTATCTCGTATGATCCTACTAGGAAGTTGTCTCCCATCTCTGCTATCAGAAATACTAAGTCTGATGGTAATGAGGCAAAGTCTTTCATGCCTGTGCCATATAATGTTAATTTTGAATTGGCAATTCTGGCAAAGAATCAGGATGACTCTCTACAAATTTTGGAGCAGATTCTTCCTTATTTCCAACCCAGTTTTAATCTCACCATGAATCTGATCCCAGATCTGGGTGAGAAGAGAGACTACCCAGTGACCCTTACGTCAGTGGATTACAGTGATGAATATGAGGGTGACTATGACACACGTCGCACACTTGTATATACGCTGCAATTCGTTGCTAAGACCTACCTGTACGGTCCTGTAAACGACGCAACAGGCGAAGTCATCAAGAAAGTCCAAGTGGACTATTCAACCGAGGTAGATCGCACAGCACCTCGCGAAGTGCGCTACACGGTCCAACCAGATCCTCTTACTGCGGATCCTACAGACGATTTCGGATTCAACGAGTTTACATCAGTCTTCGTTGATTCTAAAGATTATAACCCAGTCACAGGACAAGATGAATAATTTTGAAGGTATCGAAGACGCTCTTGATGTTGCTAGTGATATCGTCCCAGCATCAAAACCTGCACCTCCAGTGCCAGTAGAAGAGTTTGCTTCCACAAAGGAGCAACTCAAGAAAGATTATGAATACACAAGAGGCAACCTATACTCTCTCATTGAGAAAGGACAGGAAGCAGTTGACGGTATTCTTGATCTTGCTCAACAGTCTGATCAACCAAGAGCATTTGAAGTTGCTGGTCAGTTGATCAAACACGTTGGTGATGTAGCAGACAAACTCGTAGATCTTCAAAAGAAAGTTAACGAGATTGAAAATCCCAAAAAGTCCAAAGAAGTTAATACCACAAACAATACTATGTTTGTAGGTAGCACAGCAGATCTCGCTAAGTTTCTAAAACAACAACGCGATAAATAGTAATCGTAGGAGTACGTATTAACAATGTCAGTATTAAATGTCCTTGACACCCAAACTATTTCAGGAAGTGGCACTGGCTACGTCGTAGTGAAATCGGGTGTTGTCCGCTGCTATGCAGCATCCGCGTCTTCGATTCAATTTGACGCTGGTCCTGCGATCACTTTGGCAGCAGGTGAAGCATTGCTCCTCTCCGTGGGTAAAGCAAAGAATGCATCTATCAGTGCAGGCACAAACGCTGCTACTAGCGTGTTGACCGTATTGGGTGGTGGCACCCCCGCACACAGGTTTGTCGTTGGCGATTATATTCAGACTGCTGCAAATGGAGACACCGCTTTTACGAGTGATTTTGTTTCTGCAGCATCTGCTGGTAAGAAGGTAACTGCTGTTTCCGATACCACTATCACCACCGATATTGATGCGTCTGGTGCAGGAGGTAACTATGCATTATCTGAAGCCGATGTCATTGCTGGGACCGTCCCAGTATTGCAGCGAGCAGTCAAACTCACCGCTGGATCTGCCGACGTTGTTGTCGAGCAAGTCCAAGTCGTCGGAGGATGACGAATGCCAGCAGTCTCAAGAGCCCAACAAAGATTCTTCGGGATGGTTAGAGCGGCTCAAAAGGGGGATCTCAAATCGCCGTCGCCACAGGTTCAAAGAACTGCTGCCAGCATAAAGAAAAAGGATGCTAAGGATTTTGCATCCACCAAACATAAAGGTTTACCAGAGAAAAAAATGAAATCTTTTTCCGAAATGCAACACATCCCTGAAGAGGGATATGATCACTGGCGTGATAAGCAACTTGAGAAGTATGGCTCAGGTTATAGATCTGCAGGTAGTCGCCGCAGTGTTGCAAGGTCTGGTGGGACGCAACCAAAACCCATGCCTAAGAAGAAAGAGGGTGGTGACTCTGCTCTTGACTATGTGAAGAAGTCCATCGAAGCAAAGTATGGCAAGGGTGCCATCATGGATACTTCTAAGAAAAAGAATGAAGAGGTTGTAACTGAGAAGAAGAAAGGTCTCTGGGACAACATTCACGCTAAGAGAAAGCGTGGTGAGAAACCTGCTAAGCCTGGTGATAAAGATTATCCTAAGACTCTCAACGTCGAAGGTTATGATAAACCAGACGAGAAGTTGAAGACTGATCGGGATATGTTTAACATCCCTAAGGAAAAGCAGAATGCTGCAAAGGAGCGTCTTCTCGCTAAAGCAAAAGCAAAGCGTGCAAAACTGAAAGAAGATGTTTGGGATCAGGTTGACATCTTTGCAGAGATGAATGACTGGGAGATCTCACTCCTTAATGATACTATTATCGAAGATATCATTACTGATGTCTTCATCGAAGAATTACAAGAAGGTAGAGATATTGATAGCGTCACAGATATGCTCTGTGAGTCTGTTGATTACTCTCTTAATCTCTTGACAGAAGTATCAGATAAGTATTATGATAGTGCTGTTGCTTCTTCTAAAGCAGCAAGCAGGACTCCTGAAGTAAAGGCTGCTAACCGCAGACAAAAACTTGAAAAGGTTAAGAGTGCTGCTAAGAAGGTTGGATCTGCACTGAAGTCTGGTCTTAAGACTGGCGCTAAACTTGCACGCAAAGGTGCTGTTAAGGGTGCTGAAGTTGCTGGTAAGGCAGCAGGTCACGCGAAAAATCTCGCGAAAGACATGAGTAGTGCCGCTAAGAAAGGTTACCAGTCCACTCAAAAGGACTCATCTTCTAGCGACTCTGATTCCTCCTCTTCTTCTTCCTCATCTTCATCCTCCTCTTCTTCTAGCGAGTCCAAGCCTAAGAAGCCTGGTCTGCTCAGCAGAATTGGTAGCAAACTGAAGCGTGGTATCAAGAAGGCAGTTGGTGCTGGTGCAAGAGCTCTCTCCCGTGGCGCACGCAATGTTGCACGCCGTCTGGGTGAAGAGACTCTCCTAGAGAAAGGAATGTCCGAGAAGGATATGGATTCTGCTCTTAAGGGTCACAAGTACAGTAAGAAGCAACTCATGGACATGAGTAAGAAGTCTACTAAGGAAGGTAGACACGGTGAAGCACAGTCCATGTATAAGGCTGCCCGTGCCATGAAGGAAGACACCATCAATGAGCGTGGTGATTTCTGGCATCCTGATCCTGAGAAGGATCGTAAACTGGGTGGTCCTGGCGCTAACCAGCGTGCTCGTGAAGATCGTGCTGCTGCATCTAAACCCGCTGCTAAGAAGGAAGATCCTAAGAAACTGCGTAAGGGTGAGTCCTACATGGACTATGCCAAGCGTCAGAAAGGTTATACTCCTCCTAAGAAGAAAGAGGGTCTGGGTGACAAGATCAAGCGTAAGCTTGGTTTGAAGAGAGAGGAAGTCGAAGTCCTTTCTTTCAATGCATATCTCTCAGAGGGTAACCGCACTGGTCGTATGATGCAGAAGTCCAAGACTCAGGTCACTGGACACATCTCTGCTGACAGGGGGTCTGACGAAAAAAAGAATCGTGAGGGTCGTAAGTCTCTAGAGAAGGATCTCAAGAAGCATGGCATCGGTCACAAGAAAGGTGTCGGTGAGTATAAGTATGACAGTGGAGAAACTGGCCGAGAAGTTTCCTATCAGACCTCAAAACCTGATAAGATGTCAAAACGCCGTTTCGGAAAGGTCATGCGTCGCATGGGACGCAAGCACGGGCAAGAATCCGTGATCACTAAAGACAAAGACAAACCTGCAAAATTGCATTATACTGAGAAAGGTAGTAAAGCAAAATCCGATAGTATCGGAAAGACTAAGGCAGGTAAGCATCCCGAAGGTTATGGTGAAACTTCTGGCACCAAAGTCAGAGGTGGTAAGCTTCCCAAGAAAACTAACAAATCATCTTATCATTATGGCTGAAGAAAAACGCAAGTGTAAGTATTGTGGCATCACTGCCCCTCTTGGGCATCACCGTCCTACCACATGGATGGAGAAGCACGAGTTGAATTGTGCCAGAAACCCTAAGAATAAAGAAGAATGAAATCCTTTTCCCAATTCGTAGCAGAGCAAGACAACGTAGATGAAGCCGTTGGTCTAGCAATCGCGAGAGCGATTGATAAGACTAATCCCCCATTGGGTAGACCTTCTAGACGTAGAGATCTTTCTCATGCTCTGAAGATGAGGGAGGTGCTTAAAGGTGCCAAGAAGAGGAAGGATGATAAGAAAAAATCTCCTGTTAATTTCATGCAGGATAAGAAAGAAACAAATGAAGACTGGCAGAAAAAGTCAGGCAAAAACCCTGAAGGCGGATTAAATGAAAAAGGTAGAAAGTCGTATGAGCGTGAAAACCCAGGAAGCGATCTTAAGGCACCTTCAAAAAAAGTTGGGAACCCTCGTAGAGCGAGCTTTTGTGCGCGAATGAAAGGGATGAAGAGGAAACTCACATCTAAGAAGACAGCGAGCGATCCTGATAGTAGAATTAACAAATCACTTAGAGCTTGGAATTGTTGAGGTATTAGATTATGTCAAACGATAAGGAGTTCTCTGACTTTAAGTTGGAGAGGAAGGAGTGTGAGAAGTGTGGTGCAACTTGGATTAACGGACAACATGTCTGGAGGGGCACAGGTGCTCAGACAAAGGACAGTGAGTTAGATCTTGCTGGTCTAGTCTGCAATAAACTTGGCAATCATCAGTGCATCAATCCTAAGAAAGGAGAGGATGGTGGACAGACTTGGGAGTATCGTGCTGGATATATTGATGGTCTGATTAGAGGTAAAACAGACACTATGAAAGAGTTAGGAAAGCTTGACAATTCATAGTATTACTACCTAAAAACGTAGCTATATAAGGCAGTTAGTAACAAGGTATGAAGTTTCTAATTGCTTTTTTCGCTTCAATTTTTCTCGCTGCTCC